GTATGAAAAAAGTTCCGATACTCATTTGTACGGTAGGGAGTCCAAGTCTTGAAATCACGTTGTCGAGCATCCGTCTATACGCCAAAGAAGCGCCTATTTATTTGTCGAGCAGAACCGAGACAATGGACGAACGAGTTTACAAGTGGGTACTCAACTCGTCGGGTAACTTTGGTGATGCCTACAACCGGATCATGGACGACGCATTCCAATACCACGATGCAGTCATCATTGCCAACGACGACATCTGTCTGACTCCAGACTCTTATAGACTCATTCTTGAGGATGCCGAGCATCTACAGAAGGCTGGACATAAAGTCGGAGTTTTAGGCGCGAGGTCTGACTACATCCTGGAAGCCCAGAACATCCGGTTCGAGGGCGGTGCAAGACACGGGTTAAAGTGGGCGGAAGAAGAAACGATCAAAGAAACGGGTGTTATTGCGCCGATCTTTGCTTACGTAACCAAGGAAGCCTTCCAAGCAGTCAGGTTTCCTCCCATCAACTGGTTTTCAGATAACGTGTTTTGTCATACACTTACGGTATGTGACTTTAAGCATTTTGTTTCAAGGAGTTACGTCCATCACGCGGGCAGTCAGACGGTTGGTAAGGACGACTCTAAGAACATCAAGGAGGCAGCAGCATGGCTGTGGAAAAACGAACCGGGGATAGCAAAGCATTACCGTCTCCCTACAGAATGAAAGTGCCTCCTGTACCCATCAGGTATGACAGGAAAGTAGGCATTCCTTTACAACCCAAGGAAAAGAAATGAAAGGCTTGCTTTCCCCTAAAGTCATGATCGTCATCAAAGGCGAGGAAGAGGATGAGAGTTGTCCGCTTCCAACGCAAGACGAGGCTTTGAACGAAGAGAACAAGGCAATCGCAAAAGAGAAGGCAATGTATGGCCCTGAACGAGATGGTGATACGCAGTTCTGGAGAGACTTGGGCGCAAAGTGGCGCATCTCTGCAAGCCAAGCGCAAGAAAGGCGTTGCGGTAATTGCGAATACTTCGACATGGACATGGAAGATTGCCTGCCAGAAGGTGCGGGTTATTGCCATCAGTGGAACTTTATGTGTGCGCCAGATAAGTCTTGCGCTTCTTGGGAGATGGGCGATGAAGAAAGCGATATGGGAGAAGGCGAGACCGAAGAAACTGGGGAAGAGTGAACCTCTTTCTAAGTCTGAGAAGAAGTCCGCTAAGGCTATGGCCGCATCTGCTGGCAGACCCTACCCTAATCTTGTGGATAACATGAGAGCAGCGAGGAAGAAATGAAAAAGACCAAGGCTGAGAAGAAGATCAGTAAGGTTATGACCGAATTCGGTAAAGGACAACTCCACTCAGGTAAGGGTGGGCCAGTTGTCAAGAGTCAGAAACAGGCGGTAGCGATTGCCCTATCTCAAGCTGGCAAAGCTAAAAAGAAATGACTGCCGCTTGGACTAGGAAAGAAGGTAAGAACGCTAAGGGTGGCCTGAACGAGAAAGGTCGGAAGTCCTACGAGGCTGCAAACCCTGGGTCTAACCTGAAGGCTCCTGTTAAGAGCGGCGATAACCCGCGTAGAGCGTCTTTCCTAGCGAGAATGGGTAACATGCCAGGCCCAGAGCGTAAACCTGATGGTAGCCCTACTAGACTGCTTCTTAGTCTAAAGGCATGGGGTGCGAGTAGTAAGGAAGATGCCAGAGCGAAAGCAAAGGCAATCTCGGCGAGGAATAAAAACCGATGACCTCCAGCGGAGAATACGGTGAATCAAATCGAAATGGTTTCTATTGGTCAATTGCTACCCTATGCACGAAACGCAAGGACGCATGACGACGCACAAGTTGCACAAATAGCAGCATCCATCAAAGAGTTTGGGTTCAACAACCCGATCCTGATAGCAGACGATCAATCAATCGTTGCAGGCCACGGAAGGTTAGCCGCTGCGAGAAAGTTAGGTCTAACCGAGGTTCCTGTTGTCAGACTGTCTCATTTAAGCGACACTCAGCGCAAAGCATACATCCTTGCAGATAACAGGCTGGCCCTGAACGCAGGGTGGGATAACGACTTACTCAAGCTGGAGTTGCAAGAACTTGAGATAGAAGGCGTTGACCTTGAGATGCTAGGCTTCAGCAAGGAAGAGCTAGACGGGTTGCTGAACTCGTTAGAACCTACAGAAGGTCTTACAGACGAGGATGCCGTACCTGAGACTCCAGAGGAGCCTATTACCAAGCCTGGGGATATTTGGATACTAGGCAATCACAGGCTTATGTGCGGTGATAGTACGAGCATAGACGCGGTGGATAAGCTCATGAACGGCGATAAAGCTGACATGGTGTTTACTGACCCGCCTTATGGTATTGCTCATAGCGGCAAAGGTATTCTTGGGGACGCTAAAGAAAACAATTTTGGCGAAATAATGGGTGACCAAAATGTCACGGTAGCTATTGACGCATTCAGGCTGTGTGCCGGCCAATGGCCTGAGGCTAGGATGATCTTCTGGGGTGCGAACTACTATCCGAGCGTTTTACCGGACGGGCACGGCTGGCTTGTCTGGGATAAGCAGCGCGAAGGCGACACATTTTCCGGAGCAGAACTGGCATTTATAAACGGTGGTGTTCGCGTTGATGTGTTTCGGCATATGTGGCATGGAATGATTAAAGCATCAGAGCAAGGAAAAAAAAGAGTTCATCCAACACAAAAACCAATAGCGCTTGCTGAATGGTGTTTTGAGTGTTATGGAGACCCTGGCAATGTTCTTGACTTGTTTGGCGGCTCAGGCTCAACACTTATCGCTTGCGAAAAAACAGGTCGCTCTTGTCGGATGATGGAACTAGACCCAAAATACTGCGATGTCATCGTTAAGCGATGGGAAGAATTCACCGGAAAGAAGGCTGAATTAGCCGACCTTCGGAGTTAAAAATGCAAGGTAAGCTACATGAGCCTACAGATGAGAACCGAAAGCTAGTAAGAGGACTGGCAGCGGTAGGGGTGCGTCACGAGGATATTGCTGCCAAGATTGAACTGAGCGCAGACACTTTGGTTAAGTATTACAAGAAGGAGTTGGACGACGGCAGGATTGACGCTAATGCTGCTGTTGCGAAAAGCCTTTATCAACAGGCTATGGCTGGCAATACAACGGCGATGATATTTTGGCTAAAGACACGAGCGAAGTGGCATGAAAGCATTAAGCACGAGATAACAGGCCAGGACGGGCAACCAGTTAGTATGCAAATATCATGGGCGCAACCAGAATAGTCATTCCGTATGCACCGCGAGCGCAACAGCTACAGATCCACCATGCGCTTGCAGACAAGCGATTCGGAGTCGTTGTGGCTCACCGTCGTATGGGGAAATCAGTCTCTGCTGTCAACCACCTCATTAGAGCAGCGATAGAGAACACGAAGGAGGCTCCAAGATATGCGTTTATTGGGCCTACCTACTCTCAGACCAAACGAGTTATCTGGGATTACCTCCTCAAGTTTACCGAGCCCCTTAACGCCACCGCGAATATTGCAGAACTTAGGGTTGATTTCTGGGGCAGACGCATCCAGCTTGCGGGGTCTGATAACCCAGACTCTCTTAGAGGACAGTATTTTGACGGGGTTGTATTCGACGAATTCGGCGACCAGAACCCTAAAATTTGGTCGGAAGTGGTTCGTCCGGCCTTGTCGGACAGAATGGGATGGGCGTTATTCCTCGGAACCCCAAAGGGAAACAATCACTTCAAAACTCTGAGAGACCATGCAGAGCAGCATAACGATTGGGCCTTGCTTGAGTTCCGAGCATCCGAGACAGGTCTTATCCCTCAAACTGAACTCGATGCAGCCAAGTCCGAAATGGGAGATGACAAGTACCTGCAAGAGTTTGAGTGTTCCTTTGACTCAGCCATCGAAGGAAGTTACTACGGACAACTTCTCAATGAGTTACCGTCTGAGCGATTCCACGACATCCCTGTAGACGGTTTAGCTAAGACTTACGCAGCCTGGGACTTAGGCATAGGCGACTCCACTGCAATCTGGGTATGTCAGAGAGTGGGCCTAGAAACACGACTCATTGACTTTGTCGAGAACCACGGCCAGGGACTCGATTGGTATGTGAACTGGCTGAGAACAAATCACTACGAACTAGCCGAGCAGTTACTGCCTCACGACGTGCAAGTAAGGGAGTTAGGCTCAGGACGATCTAGGCTAGAACTCCTGCAAGAAGCGGGGTTAAACATCACGATTGTGCCGAGAATGGGTGTTGACGATGGGATACAAGCCGTGAGAAGGCTGATTCCCTTTTGTTGGTTCGACTCCAAGACTAAGCGTGGAGTGGACGCACTACGCAATTATCGGAGACAATACGACGATAAGCGTCAAGTTTATTGGGATAAGCCTCTTCATGACTGGGCATCTCATGCTTCTGACGCATTTCGGTATCTTGCGGTTGGCATGTCAGAAACAACGAGTTGGTCTAAGCCGCTGAAACCTAACGTATCTTGGGTGGTCTAAATGGATGACGGACGATTAAAGGCGATTCTCCAAGGTGAGATTGATAACGCGATAGGTTTCTTGGAGACCGAGACGGTCGAGCAGCGTAAGAATGCGCTTACTGCCTACATGCGTGATCCCTACGGGAACGAGGTAGAGGGTCGCAGTCAGATCGTAACCGGTGAGGTTGCGGAAGCGGTAGACGGGATGCTTCCGCCTCTCATGCGTCTTTTTACTTCTGCTGACCAGATCGGTGTATTCGAGCCTGTAGGCCCAGGAGATGAGCAGCTAGCCCAACAAGCAACCGAGTATACAAACTGGGTGCTCATGAAGCAGAACCCAGGCATCTCGATCATGCACGACTGGTTTAAGGACGCGATCCTTCAGAAGGTCGGAGTTATCAAAGCCTACTGGGATGACTCGATCTCGGTTACTAAAGAGCAGTACGCAAACCTTACCGACGATGAATTAGCTCTCATCATGTCTGATGGCACGATGGAGATCGCAGCGCAAGAGACGGTTGAGCAAGATATTGACGGCCAAATGATGCGCGTCCATAACGTCGCGCTCATGCGTAAGACCAAGACCGGAAAGATCAAGATTGAGAATGTGCCTCCCGAAGAGTTCTTGATCTCTAAGGCAGGCAAGACGGTTAGAGAGACACCCTTTGTTGCGCACAGGAAACTCATTACAAGGTCTGATTTAGTTGCGATGGGGTTTGATGCCGAGATCGTGATGAACCTGCCTGTCTACAACGATCTTGAGTTCTCTGCTGAGTACATTGCAAGGTACAACCGAGACGAGCAGCCTTACATGGAGCCAAGTCTCGATAAGTCCATGCAAACGGTTGAAGTGTTCGAGTGTTACCTAAAGACTGACTACGACGGAGATGGGATCGCAGAACTAAGACGGGTTCACTTTTCGGGGAATGAAATCCTAAGTAACGAGGAAACCGACTATGTGCCGTTTTACACCCTCTGCCCTATTCCGATACCTCATCGCTTCTTTGGGGATTGTCCTGCTGATCGTACAGTTGATCTCCAGCTTATCAAGACTACTCTAACGAGGCAGATGCTTGATAACCTTTACCTACAGAACAACTCTCGCATGGGTGCAGTCGAAGGCCAGGTCAACCTCGATGATCTCTTGAGTGTTACGCCTGGTGGTGTGGTCAGGATGAAGAATCCTGGTGCACTTGTTCCTATCCAGGTCAATCCTGTTGCTCAGCAGGTATTCCCGTTCATGGAGTACCTGGATTCGATCCAGGCCAAGCGTACGGGCGTTACAGAGGCTTCCCAAGGGTTAGATCCTAATATCCTACAGAACGTGACTGCTGCGGCTATAGCAGCCCTTACGCAAGCCTCACAAGGCAAGATCGAATTAGTCGCTAGGATCTTCTCTGAAACGGGTGTAAAAGACTTATTCAAAGGACTCTTACACCTCCTATGCAAGTACCAGGACAAAGCAGTCATCATTCGGATGCGCGGCCAGTATGTTCAGTACGACCCGCGAGAGTGGTCGAACCAGTACGATGTATCAGTGAATGTCGGACTTGGTACGGGGAACATCGAGCAAAAGATGGCGATGCTCTCAATGGTTCTTGCAAAACAAGAGCAGATCATTCAAGCGTACGGCCCGAACAATCCTTTAGTGTCTGTCTCGCAATATCGTGCGACGCTCGGAAAGTTGATTGAGGCAGCAGGCTTTGCAGACTCGGCTGAGTTCTTCAAGCAAGTGACACCGGAGGTTGATGCTGCACTTGCACAACCTCAGCAACAAGGCCCAGATCCTGCCGTGCAAATGATGATGGCGCAGGCTCAAGCGGATATTGAGATCAAGCGTCAGAAGGCTATGGCAGACATTCAACTTGCAAGAGAGAAAGCACTAGCCGAGCTAGAACTCAAGCGCATGGAGTTCGAGGCAGAAGCGCAGATGAAGGCTATGAAAGTCGGCGCAGGCATTACGTCTAACATTGAGATACCAGGGTAATCATGGCTTTAGTTGACGAACTACCGGCTGGA